GTGACGACGTGGGCGAGGCGCGTGGCAAAGGCCCCGGGGCCGCACGCAACTTCTGCTGGTTCCACAGCCTGACCCAAGAAGCCGAGCGCCACTGGGTCATGGACGACAACATTGCTTCCTTCAACAGACTCAATCGCAACCTCATGGTCAAGGTTACCTCTGGCACGATATTCAGGGCCGCAGAGGACTTCGTTGACCGTTACGAAAATGTCGCCATCGCAGGTTTTAACTACGACTTCTTTGCCAAGGCCAAGGAGCCACTGCCCGCCTTTGTGATGAACACCCGCATCTACTCCTGCCTGCTCATCAAGAACGACCTGCCCATGCGCTGGCGCGGACGCTACAACGAGGACACCGACCTGTCCCTGCGGGCGCTCAAGGCTGGCCTCTGCACCGTGCAGTTCAACGCCTTCCTGCAAGAGAAGGCCACCACCCAGACAATGACAGGCGGCAACACTGACGAGTTCTACGCCAAGGAGGGAACCCTGCCCAAGTCGCAGATGCTGGAGCGCCTGCACCCTGACGTGGCTCAGGTGGTCTGGCGGTTCGGTCGCTGGCATCACCACGTTGACTACACCGTGTTCAAGCACAACGCCTTGGTGCGCAAGACTGGCGTGGTCATTCCAGAGGGCATCAACAACTACGGCATGGCGCTAGTGGAGAAGGTCTGAACCCAATCAAGTCCCCCTTCTGGCATATCCTTCAGCGTGAAATAGCCGCTCGGAAAGCATTAGGGAAAGCACCTACAAAAAGTTCTTGACGGTGTTCAGTTTGTTTATGCTACAATTAAACCACTGCGATGTGCAGGACAGCGAAAAGAAAGCGAAACATGACACACCCATTTGAAAAAGCAAACCTCGGCAAGGCTCCCTTCTCTTGCACTCACGTCACAGAGAACGTGTTCGCCATGCCTGACGGCACAACTAAGGCTGGTGGTTGCTGTGACTACTGCGGCACTGGCATTCGCTGGGAATTCTGGATTAAAGGTTCTATCGCTGGCGCACGCCAGTTCAAGGTCGGTTGCGATTGCGTTGCCAAGACTGGCTGGGGTATCGAGGGCTTTGAGAAGGTTCGCGCTGACCACACCCGCGCACGCCGCCAAGCTGGCGCACAAAAACGCCGTGAGTCCCGCAAGGCGCAACTCGCCGCTGAACGCGCTCAGAGGGACGCAGAGCGCCAAGAGGCTACTCAGGCATGGCGTGATGCTAACAGCGCCTTGGTGGCCCGCCTGATGGCTTACGAGGGCAACAATGACTTCCTGCGCGGCATGGTGAGCAACCTGAGCCACTGGGGCAACCTGTCCGCCCGTCAAGTTGAGGCGACCGAGTCCTGCTTTGCAGTGATTGACCGCATTGAGGCCGCACGCGCCAACAGCCAGCACATCGGCAACGTGGGCGACAAGGTCACCTTGACCATCACCGTCGAGCGCATTGTGGTGCTGAAGTCCGAGTTCTACGGTGACAACTACATCACCATCGCCCGTGACGAGCAGGGCAACGCCATCACCTACAAGGGCCGCTCTGACATTGGTGGCAAGGGCGACACCACCACCATCAAGGCCAGCATCAAGGAACACACGGTCTACAACGGCATCAAGCAGACCGTCATCCAGCGCCCCAAAGTGCTGGAGACGGCACTAGGGTAAGTCCCTATCAGCAGGGGGTTGCACGCCCCCAGTTTGTTTATGCTAGAATTACACCAACGACAGCAAGGTGCGGTCGTCTAACAGCGAAGGAACAGAGAAATGAACAAGTTTGCAAACCACTACGGCTACAGCGATGTCAACCCCTACGAGGTGGTGAAGGTAGTCAGCGACAAGACCATTGAAGTGCGTGAGATGGATGCCGAGCGCGATGACAGCGTGAAGCTGGAGTTCCACGTTGGTGGCTTTAGCGCCCACTGCTCCAACCAGCACGACCAGAAATGGTTCATCAAGAGCAACGAGAGCAACCCTGTGGTGCGCATTCGTTTGGGCAAGTCAGGTATCTGGAAAGACAAGCACGGTCGCAAGTTTGGCTTGAGCGACCAGCCCGTCCGCTTTTACGATTACAACTTTTAAGGCGCGGGGGCGAAAGCCCCCAGCATTAGGGAAAGTCCCTAGAAATATTTTTAAAATAGTTGTTGACTCGTTTAATTGTGAGTTATACTAACCACACTGACACAGCAATAACGCATAGTCAGTTAAAAGCGAAGGAAAGCGAAAATGTCAAAACAACTCACACTCAAACAAATCCGTTTAGGTCAGCTAATCGTGCGTGGTGAACACGCCGACCCGCAGGTCTACACGGTAGCCGCCGTTCGGGGTCTCAATATCTACCTTGTGTGGTTCGAGGGTTCCCGTCAGTGTGGTCAGTGGAGCGACTACAGCGGAAGCTACAAACCAACCCTTGAGCAGATTGAGTACAGCATTGCCGCCAACGGCAGGCTGGCATCAGGCCAAGACATCAAGGACTTGGACTTAGCGTAAAGCGAAGGGGGGCGAAAGCCCCCTGACAAGCGAATCAAAAGCGAATCGAAATCGAAAGGAAATCAAATGTCATATCTAGCAGAAATTGAAACCCGTGTTGCAGGCATCCCCTGCATTATTGGTGTCACCCACTTCGAGAGCGTGCGTGGCTCGTTCAGCTACCACGCCGCCAGCGACTGGGACTTCCACGGCTACGTTGATTGCGAGTTCGAGGTGTGCGACCGTCGTGGACGCCCAGCGCCTTGGTTGGAGCGCAAGATGACTGGTCAGGACGAGAGCCGCATTGAGGCCGCAATTGCAAAATATTTCATTTAAGGGGAACACCATGAGCCACTTCGACACCATGAACACCATCGTCAACCAGTTCTTTGACAACCTGCCAAAGTCCTACGTTGTCTACTGCGACTACATCGCACACACCATTGTCGGCAACCTGAAGGCCAACGATACCGAGCGCCTGCTGTCCAGCGTGAGCCGCCCCAAGTACGACCTGACCGAGTCTGGCGGCTTTGCCAGCACCAAGAAGACCATCGAGGTGGAAGACCGTAACGGTCGCAAGTACCGCGTGACTGTGGAGGAGGTGAAATGAGAGAAGAAACCTTGCTTGAGAAGGTGCTTATTGGTACAATGATGGTTCTGGTTTTTGTGCTTGCGGCATGGGTTCCAGACTTCACATTGACCGAAGAAGAGTGCGCGAACCAACACCCGCGTGCATACGTCGGCAACCTGTGTAACGAGTCGAAAGCGAAATAAAACCGAGTCGGTTTACAGGCCGACATCAACATCTTGCTGGCGAATCCAAAGCGAATCGAATACACTTACATTCATTCGCTTACCTACATGGGGATTACGGGTTATGCCAGAAACCATCAAGAAGGCGGCTAAGAGGCCCGCCAAGACACCGAAGGCCATCACGCAGGCCCAAGGTAGCACCACGCCCGCAAAGAAGCCTGTAGGCGCTCCCACCACATACAACACTCACATTGCTATGGTTATCTGTATGCGCATAGCAGAGGGGGAGAGTCTGAGGGAGATTGTCAAGACAGAGGGAATGCCAGACAGGACGGTGGTTTACGATTGGTTACTGCGCCACCCTGAATTCGCCAACCAGTACACACGCGCACGCGAAGAGCAAGCCGACACGCTGGCTGATGAAATTATCGCCATCGCTGACGAGCAACCTGAAATCATTGCGGTGACCGATAAGAAGACTGGCGCATTGATTGAGCATAAGCTGGACGGCGCTTTCCTCCAATGGCAGAAGAACCGCATAGAAGCCCGCAAGTGGACAGCCATGAAGCTGAAGCCTAAGAAGTACGGCGACCGTGTGGCAGTCGAGGGCGTGGAGGGTGGAGCCGCCATCAAGACCGAGGACACCAACGCGAACAAGTTCCTCGACATCATCCGCAACATGGAGATGACGAAGCGTGCTGGCTGAGATTCTCGAAGACCCAGAGACGCAGGCGGAGTTCAACGCCAAGCCTGAGCATGACCGCATCGCATACATTGCCCACGCCGCTTGGGTGGCAAGCGCCCACCGCTACCAAATACCGCCACCGCTGGAGCAGGACTACACCGTGTGGATGATGCTGGCAGGCCGAGGTGCAGGCAAGACCCGCAGTGCCGCTGAGGCGCTGTGGTGGTGGGCATGGACGAACCCAAACAGCCGTTGCCTTGTCCTCGCGCCCACGTCCAACGACATCAAGTTCACCTGCTTCGAGGGACAGTCTGGCCTGTTGGCCTGTATTCCGAAAGAACTCGTGGTGGACTACAACAAGCAAGACCACCAGATAAAGCTGTCCAACGGTTCCATCATCCGTGGCATCTCTGGCGACTCGTATGAGCGTCTACGTGGCCCTCAGTTCCACTTCGCGTGGTGTGACGAGTTAGCCGCCTTCCAATACCTTGGTGCTGGTGAGG